GTAGCCATTGTTTTGCACACCTTGGTTTTGGTAGGAAAGAAAAAGGCCCCGCCGGTTAGGGCGAGGCCTCAGCTTGGGATTGTGGACCGGCTGAACCTTAGTAGGTGAAGCCGAGGATCCGGCGAGCGTTGGAGCTTTTGTCGACGCCGCCGATGATCGTGATCTTGTTGAACACGTCGATTTCGGTGACGGTGACGCCGTTGATCTCGTGCCGGAAGTAGTTGGCACAGAGGCTGATGGTCATGTCGACTTTCTTGCCGGCTTCGACCTTGCTCGGCTTGATCGACTTGATCAGCGAGTGGGTCTCGATGATGACGCCCTTCTCGGCGCCGCTGGCAGTCAGAAGATAACCTCGGAAGGTGATCGGCACATCGAGCGAACCGGGGCCGTAGCCGAGGTTCTGCCAGACCTGTTCGTCCCAGGTATGGAGGTTGAAATCGAACTCGATCTTTTCGATGCCGAACGGAATTTCAGCGGTACCGTCCATGCCGCCGCCACGAAACTCTTCAACAGCGATGTTGATTTCCGGCGGTTGGAAGTTCGGGGCTTCACCGATTTTGCCAACGTCGTCGATCCAGACGGTGAAGTCCTGGAAAATGTTGGAGTCGCGAAGATTTGCCATTTAGGTCTCCGGCCACGCCAGAGCGCGCCCGGCCCATTAAAGGACCGAGCGGCTCGAGACAGGCACTTGGGTGGTTGAGGTTCGGGGTTGTCTCAGCGATTAGCCGCTGGTGACCGTCCGGTTGAACTCTTCAATGAAGTCATTGTAGTAGTTCGGGTTGCGGCGAGCACGGAACTGCAGGTGCTCCAAGCAGGCCGGCGGCTCGAGATCGAAGTCGACGGACAGCTCGCCCGCAGCGAAGGTCGCCGGGGTGTTGATGGTCGGGTCGATCCAGGCCTTGCCGCCGATCAGAGCGCCGCGCGAGCGGAGCAGTCGGAGGTAGGCGTTGACGTCGCCCTGGATGCCGGAGAGCAGCTGGGTGCTGAACGGCTTGTCGAGGCGCGAACGCTCAGCGCGTTCCAGGCTCTCGTACACCATGTCAGCGGTTCGGCGGACCGACAGCTGCGCCCAGAGCGGGTCGGTACCGGTGTTGCGCAGACCCCAGAACCGGAAACCGTCATCGTGGATGATGGTCGTCACCTGGTTCGAGTTGAGCATGTTGGCTTCGCAGTCGCGGTCGTTCGGCATGAAGTCGACCGGTCGCGCGGGACCACCGATGTTCTGGATCAGCTCGTTCGAGAACGAGTACCAGAAGCCCTTCTCCTCGTCGATGCGAGCCTGGATGCCGGCCGCGTAGGCCGAAGCAGGCTTCGTCACGTAGACGGAGTTCTCGATATCCCAGCTCAGAACACCAGGATCGATGACGCTGATGCGCTGGCTGCCGTAGTCGGCGCGGTACTGTACCGCGTCCTCATACGAGGTGCCGGGACCGTCGAGGAAGGCTACCGCCCGGAGACGGTCGACGATGGAGGCCATCGCGACACCAACCGGGTTGGCGACGTGGCCGAGGGTCGCGGTGACAGCGGCGCCGGCACCCGCGCCAGCCACGGTGACGTTCGGAACGGTGCCGGTGTAGCCGAAGCCGGGGTCGGTGATGATCGCGCCGGTCAGCTTGCCGCCGACCACCTGGGGCACAGCTTTCGCCTGGCGGCCACCAGCCGGAGGCGGGTCGATGGTGATGGTCGTGGTAGCCAGAACGTAGTCCTGACCCTGGTCGCCGATGACCAGGTTCGACAGACCGTTGGTCGGTCGACCACCGGTATGGCCCGGAGCGACGAGCAGCTTCGGAATGACCTGCAGCATCGGGCGCGCCTTGAGTAGCGACCAGACGCCGGTTTTGCCGGACGGCGAACCGACCAGGTTGGACCAGGACTCTTCCTGGCTTACGCCTTCACCGACGCGGACCACGACGATGACAGCCGACTTCTGGCTGAAGATAGCGTCGACGCCGTCGAGCAGCGTGCCGGTCGACTTGAGCTGACCCGCCTTGAGCGCGTCGGAGAAGACGGCCACAGGCGTGTTGAGCGGGAAGATATTGGGGTCAGCGTCCGGCGCCGTGCCGACGAGGCCGATCACGTTCGATTTGACGGTCTCGACCGGTCCAGCGGGGCTGTCGAGTTCGATCGTCTCGATGCCGTGTAGATATTGAACAGTCACGTAGTGTTCTCCCAAACAAAAAAGCCGCCCGAAGGGGCGGCGTGGAGGTTGGAGTTGGTGGCGATGTTACGGTCGGAGGATCAGCGGGAAGTGAGACCACTTCTCCTGGCCCGGGACATTGGTGATGCCCTGCTCGACAGTGATAGTGCCTCTCGCGAGGCGGTAGATGCCATCGCCAGCAACTAGGACGATGTCAAATGAGTACGGGGCTGGCGGGATTTGAGCCGCGTCGGCTTGCTTTACCCTTAGCCCGAACTTTCCGGCGTCTCTGTCATTGACGATGAGACGCGCGTTATCTGTTGAGATCGACATGGCCAAGTCGCCGGCATTGATCTTCTGAAGCTGCATGTACAGCTTCCAACCAGTTTCGATCCTGATTGGGCCCCCGCTATCCTTGAGCTGGTAATCCCTGAACCAGTCCTCGTTGGTGGAGACGGTGAAGTCATCTTGAAGAACAGCAGGCGGCCTGCCCGTGATTACGAGTTCCATTTCGGAATCCTTATTTGATCAGCGGCCCCTCGTTGTTCGCGATGTAGCGCTCGACAGCCTTTGAGACGATGTCGAATGTCTTCTTCATCCTGATGTCGAGGTTGAGCATCAGGGCGTATCGCGCTTCCGTCTTGGAGCGGTTGAACACGTTGTGGACGTGGACCGAGTTGAAGGCCCAGGCCTCGCCCGCCGGATAGTTCTTTCGGTGAACCGCCGGCTGCTCGGTCAAGAAGTCGACCGTCTGATAGGAGGCGACTTCCGCGACCTCGTAGCTGAAGTCCGGGTTGGTTCGCACCGGCACATGGACGATCAGCTCATGCCAATTCGGCCTGAGCGATGCGTTGTTGTGGCGTCCGACCTCTCCATCCGTCGCGACCTCCCCACCGTGTCGATGCCACGCGAGGCGTCCACCCGGTTGCACACGCATCAGGCGCGCACGCTGCCCGAGGCCGCCCAGCTCGCAGATCACTTCCTTCATGTAAGGAACCTGATCTGCCAGGCTGGTCCAGTCGAATGTCGGAGGAGAACCTTCGTACTCCTCGCTCAGGTCGCCGTGTAGCGTCGCATCGGGCGAGATCAGGGACACGCCCAGCCAGCTCCTCGCGACCATCTCACGGTGCCGCTTGCTGACCGACTTGTAGGGAACGAACAGCGCGCGATCGATGGAGTCCAGCTCTCCCTGCAGTCGGGCGACGTCGAACTGCCTTTCAAGATCGAGGTGCGGTATCTGGTCCAGCTTCCTCGCAAGATCACCAAACTTCGACATCACTCGCCCCTCACGATCAGCGGACCGTCGTAACTCGCGACCGCCTTCGACACGATGTCGAATGTCTTCTTCATCCTGATGTCCATGGTCAGCATGATGGAATAACGGTCGTCGGTCTCGGATCGGTTGAAGACGTTGTGGAAGTGGGTGCCGTTGAAGGCCCACGCCTCACCTTGCGGATAGTTCTTCTGGAAGATCTCAAGCTTCCCGGCCGCGAAGTCGTCCAGCTCGTAAGCATGAGCCGGTATGACCTCGTAGCTGTACTCCGGATTGGACCGCACCGGGACGTGGACGATCAGCTCGTACCAGTTGGGTCTGAGCTGGCCCATGATGTTGCCGTCCTCGATCGAAATCTCGGTGCCGTGGCGGTGCCACGTCAGACTTCCGGCGGCCTTCATGCACATGAAGCGGGCGCGCTGTCCCTCACCACCAAGCTCGGTGATGACCTGCTTGATGTAGGGGCAGCTGTTCGCGATCGGCGTCCATTCGCAATCCGTCCGGTTGGCGTAAGGCTCTTCCGTCAGGTCGCCGTGGACCGAGCCGCCCGGAGAGATCAGGGACAGCCCGTGCCAGGACTTCGCGATGCGCTTCGTATGCCGGCTCTTGGAGCGATACGGCACGAACAGCGCCGGGTCGATCGAGTCCAGTCCAGCTTGCAGCCGCGCGACGTCGAAATCCCGACCGAGGTAGAGGTGCGGGATCTGGTCTAGCTTTGCTGCCAGCTCAACGAACTTCGACATCTCGGTCCTTTTTCAGCTTCGGCCTGACGATGTCTCCGGAGAAGCCCACCATCCATCGTCCGGTCAGCCCGTAGAGGGCCACCCGAAAGAAGGCCAGGTTGTAGTAGAACTCGGCGTTGCAGCTGTGCGTCCAGCCATCTCCACCCTGGTACATGCAGGAGCCCTGGCAAAGCTGCAGCACAGGGCAGCTCTGGCATTCAGGTCGCTTACTCCAGTGGCGCGACGTGTTCAGCGCGATGCTCTCAAAGTCATCGACATGCCCGATCTTGTGGGCGCCCTTAGCGCCGACGTTCTGGCAGGTCATCACGTTGCCCTTGAGATCGACCGCCAGATATTCCGGTGTGTCCATCCCGCACTTCTGGAACAGCGTATCCGACGACCGCTCATTCACTATCGAGTCCATCGCCCTACGGACCCGCTGAGCCAAGCCGCGCGAGCGAAGCGCACTCCCGTCAACCAGCTGGCGTGACAGCGTGTCGCTGAACTTCTCCAGCTGCTCGATCGGGAAGATCGACGCCGGGTCATTGCCGTAGCTGTGGACCACGCCCTCGAACGAGACGTTGCAACCGGGGAAATAGTCCTGGAACCAGTCGATGATGGTGTTGACATCATGGCTGGCCGGCGTGAGCACCGAGTTGAACGAGAAATTTGGATGCAGCGACTTGTAAGCGTATTGGATGTAGGCAAACTTGCGCGGGTCTTCGAAGGGATCTTCGCCGCGAATGTGTTGGCCTGGGCCGTCATGGCTGAGGCCCACCAAGAAGTCCCATGCCTTCAGCTGGTCAACGATCTCCCGGGTCAGGAGCGACCCGTTGGTGATGATAGAGAACCTGGCGTTCGGAAACTTCGCCTTCAGCGCTGGGACCAGCACCTCGATCTTCTTCCAATATAGGAGCGGCTCACCGCCCCAGATCTCGACCCTCTCCATCCCCTCCGGGGCGCTGATCCAGTTGTCGATGTTCTCGACGAACTCGTCGGCATCCCTGGTGGATGATGCTGCTGCCTGATGGATCTGAGCGGCTTGCAGACAATAGGCGCAGGAGTAATTACACCCGAGGCCGAGCTGGATCTTTAGTTTGGTGACCTCACGGACTTTCTTGCCAGGTTGGTCGTAGTCGACTGCGATGAACTTCCGGCGTTGGAGGGGCTCGGACTCAAGCAGAGGATGTCCGGTGTAATCGATGGCTCTCCAGCCATTCTGGTCCATCAGTCGTGACGTGTGCTGATCATAGAACAGGGGCACGACCTCCCCGCTCCTATCCAGCATCTCCAGTCTGATCATTCTGTACTTTCAAGTATTCCTGCAAAGGAAGCGGATCGGTGTATTTGTAGATCTCAGCGTCCTGGAAGATCGGCATCCACTGAACTCGCGCGTACTCCGGCGGAGGCAACTGGCCAGCCGGAAGGTCCATGACCTTTTCGCGTTCGTATTGGTTCAGCATGGAGTTCGGGTGCGCGGAGAAACTAGCCGCCTCCTGACCCACGATTTGTAGCGTCCAGAAGGTCGTCACGCCTTCCGACCAGAAAGACCCAATTCCCCAGTTCACCAGATCGATGGTCGCGTCGGACCACCGAGCGCCTTCTGCACGAGGCAGATCAAGCGCAGGATTTTCCACCTTGATGTTGATTGTGATGCTGTGATTGTCCATCCAGCGCCAGAGGCAGCAAAACGCCGCGAGCCGTCCCTCATCGTCGAAATACCCGAAGAAGCTCGTCATTGCCCCTTCGAACAGCGTGTCGATGTACTGCTTCGCGTGCCAGTTAAAGTCGGCAGCTGGCGGCGCACTGCGGTCATTGCAGTAGGCGCCTGGACCGCTGGTGTGCAGGTCCAGGATGTCGCACATGTCCGGATAGTCCGCTGGCGTAAGGAAGCGGATCGTGGGCATTGTTACCTCTTGATGAGTGAGATGAGCCATGCACTCGGGTCGATGTGCCACCACTTCTCACGCAGGTCCCACAGCCAAGGCTTCTCGTGATGCAGCTTGTGACGGCCTTCACCAGAGACGAAGAGGATCACGGTGTCGTCGTTCGGGCCGTCATCATCGTGTGCGAGGTAGTTGAACATCGCCGCGGAGAAAAGCACGAGCCCGATCGGCGCCACATAGCCGAACAGAAGCACCTTCCAGCTGATGAGTACCAGGGTCAGCGCCAAGGCGGCCGGGAAGATCCAGAAGTGCCGATGGACGAATGCGTGCATCGGTCGCTTGAGCAACCGCGCCATGACCTTGCGGGCGCTGAGCGGGATGTTGTCCATGCGGTAGTTGGCGCGAAGGACATCCCAGAACGTGGCGAAGGTGTGTGGATCCTCGTCCGTGTCCGAATATTCGTGGTGCCAGGTGTGGACCACGCAATACTGGATCGACGAGCTGTAACAGGACAGCGTTCCGCTTAAGAGCAGGAACATCTCCCAGAACAGGGACGTCTCATAGGAGTAGTGGCAGAACAGCCGGTGGTAGCCGGCCGAATTGGTGATGGCCAGGAAGCAGTAGACCAGCCAGGTCACCAGCAACCAGTGCCATGAGACGACGCCGAACAGCACAAGTGCGGCGCCGAGAAAGCACGCTCCGAGGCCCGTATAGAGAACACGGAGGTAATGCTCGGGCTTGAAACTCATATCCATATCTTCACACCATTTACACGCTCAATGGCTGTGGCAGTCTGGTCTTTCGACGACTCCACCATGGCCGGACCCGTGAAGGTCTTGCCGCCGATCTCGATCGCGCCCGTCGCGATGTAGAGAAACTGGCCGGTGGAAAGTTCGATCGTTTGACCCGCGTCACAGCTCACCGGGCGCCTGTCCCAGTATCGAGCCGTTCGATCGAGCGGAAGAATGCAGTGATACTCACTGCCCTCTTCGACTGCACGTAGCCGAATGTTGTCCAAGCGTTCCGCATAAACGCTTCTAGTGGCACCCTCACCCGCCTTGATGGGGTACACTTTGTCTGCGCCGAGGAACACGAACGATCCCTTGGTGAAGATCGTGATCGGGTTCAGCGGCTTCGCATTCTT